GGCCTGTTTCAACGCCTGCCATGCTCGGATGATTCGAGCTCGGGACACGACCCGGGGGATGTGGAATCTGTGGATTACTTGTTCCCTGGTGACGTGTTTGTTTGGGTGGTTGTGCATGATCCAAACAAGTACGCCGAGCGCGACAGGGTCGTCGAGGGTGGCGATGACGGACCTGGGGACCTTCGTGAAGTCCTTTGAGGGTTCCGGGCCGACCCGGTAGCGGCTGTCACGCATCGGGCTTCCACTTCGCTCGGAGCTCTGCGACGAGTTGCTTGACGCGTGCAGGGTCGGCCAGCTCGTCGTCGGGGGTCGGAAGGCCGGTGTGGGTGCCGTTCTTCAGTTTGTCCCCGTCCTTCCACCGCACCCGGGTCGAAATGTGGATCACCGCGTCGTCGCGGTGCGCTAGGGCGGCTTCTTGCTCGATCGCGAACGTAAGCGCTTCCGCTTCGCATTGGAACCCTTCACCCTTGGCCGGGTGAATCATCGCCCAGGTGACGGGCCCGTTCGCCCCGTTCGGGCCTTGGGACAGGCCGACGTCGGTCCAGATCACCGCGACTGTGTAGTCGCGGACTTCGTTGTGTCGTCGGGTCAACACTTCGTCGCGTCGGGCTTGCTCGAGCTGCCGGCGGACGATGAGGTCCAGGCCGGACCACCATGTGTCGTAGTCGATGCCTTCTTTGTATTTCATGGCGCGGGTGCTTTCTGTCAGGCCGGGGTGTTCCGGCGTACTCGTTCTCGTTCGTATGCGGCGTGCGCGTCCTTGCACGGCTGGCAGGCCGGGATCTTGTCCCGTAGGTGGCGTGTGTACCCATACGGGGTCCCGCAGTACTTCCCCTCCGGCGGCTGCCGCCTGGCCTGGTACGCCTCCCACCGGGGCCGCCACCTGGACTCCATCGCCCGGGCGCCGGCTTGACCGCGTTCGAACGCCCGGGTTTCGTCGGGGTGCCACGGCTTGATCGGCTGCCCGTCGGCCCTCGGTGCGTCCGGCCCGTACAACCGCTCGTACGCTCGCCGACACGGTTCGCACGGCTCGAGCCCGGCCTTCCGGTGTTCCCGGTATCCGTTTAGCGTGCCGTGCACGACAACCTCCGCACGATCGCGTCCATGTCGGCCGGGCGCCATAGGTGGTATTCGCCGCCGGCTTGTTCGATCTCGAACCGCCACCGAAGTTGGTCCGGCTTCAGTTTCCCGGTGTCGGTCTTCAGTTCGGCGAACAGGAGCCCTTCGCCGGCCTTGGCAAGGGTGAGGTCCGGGTACCCCTTGTCGCCCGCTTGGAACGTGGCGTACACGCCTTTCTTCTGGGCGGTGATCGGGTGGAACACCATCCAGTCGAACCGGCGGGCGAGCTCGATCACCTGGGCTTGGAACTGCCGTTCCGACAGGGGTGGCATCACGGACGGCATCAGCGGACCTTGCCGATCCGGTGCAGCGCTTCGGCGTTCTCGGCACCCATGGCTACGAGCAGCGACGGCATAAAGATTGGATGCGGTTGACCTTGCTTCATGTAGGTGAAGCGCGAGGGTAGAAACGTGATCCCATCTGCACGAACCCAAAGATCGTCGAACCAGGCCGACTTCGCGGACGGCACGATCGCGACACCGTTCCCATGCTCGATAAACCTTTTCGCCCACGGAGCAGCTCTACTGAAGGGAGGATTCATCCAGACCCGACCGTGCCAGGGCTGCACGAGTCCGTCGTCGTGGATCGTGTAGTGGTGTCGAGCGGGAATCCACGGAACGCCACCGACGGGACTTGCGACGTCGATGTCAAAGACCAGGCCGAGTTGGTCAAAGAGCCCCGCCGGGGTCCACACGTTGTCTGTCGTGCGGTCTTCAATCTCACCGAACATCGGTGTTTGCCCGATGACTTCGGTAGGTCTGCCATTCGCGTTGCGACCTCGGGCGACCATTAAAACGGTTCCTCCCCGGCGATCGCTTCGGCCTTGAGCTGTTCGATAGCGGCCTTGCACCCGTCGAACGTGTCCAGGTCGAAATCGGCTTTGTCCCGGTTCGCACCCTTGATGAGCGCGTGCGCGTACCGGACCATCTTCTCCGTCGGGGCACCCTTCCCGGTCGCCTTCTCCGCCCGGGCGGCTTCGTACGCTCGCTGCTGGGCGGCGTAGTTGTCGTCCCGGTACTGCTGCTGTTTCGCACCCGCCGACTTCGGTTCCGGTTGCCGAGCTCGAGCTGTCTCAACCTCGTCACGACTGGCGATCGACTTCTTCGCACCGAACCCCATCAGGCCGAGCGCCCGGCCCACCGCGCTCGTGCTCGCGTTCATCATCTCCGAGTCACGCACGAAGCCGGTCTTGCCCGGGAATGGCTCCCACGCGTGAGCGGTGCACGGCACGGGGTCGTCGGCGGTGCGGTGGATGGTGACGCACACCTCGACGAACAAGGCGCCGCCGGCGTCGACCATCCGGGGCTGGTGTTCGGCGATGCGCAGATCGGGGTACTTGGCAAACGCCTCGGTGAGCCGGGTGGCGACGTCGACGTAATCAGCTGGCGCGGGCACTTGTTCTCCTCAGTAGCAGGCCCAGGGCTGCCATCCCTGGGTGTCGTACAGCTTGCGGGCGATCGCCACGTTCGTGGCCGGGTCGGACAGGTCGTCGATGGTGAGCCCTTCGGCGACCCCACCGGGGGCACGGTGGATGTCGTTGATCTGGAACAGGCCGGTGTCACCGGTTCGGGACCTGGCTGCCGGGTTCCACCCGGACTCACACGACACGATCCGCATGGCGGTTTCCGGGTCTTCGGGGAACGCCTGGGCTACGAGCTGCTCAAGGCCGTCGGGTCCTGCCAGATGAATCGCCGTTTCCCGTTTCGGAGGAGCAGGACTCGTTGGCGTGGCGGCGAGCTCGTCGACTGGGAGCCATGCGGCGCTCGTGTAGCGAGCTTGGCGGGTTTCTTCGACTTGCCCATTCGGGGTCTCCGTTTCGGGGTCGGCGGCCCATGCCCACAGGCCGATAAGGACAGCGGCCCATAGGGCCAGGCCGAGAGTGATGGCGACGGTAGGTCGCATAGGTCACCTCCGTGTGTATTGCGGGTGGCGGGGCCAGGCGATGAAGTCGACGTCGACCATCGCACCGCACCGGGTGATCTGAAGCACCATTGCCCGCGCCTCCTCGGCCCGGTGCCCTTGGGCGCGCATGGTCACGTACAGGTTGCGGACCCCGGCGCGCATGTCTTCGTCGAGGTCGAACACGAACACGGGCTCGAGGAGCGCGGTCGGGGGGAATGCTCGTTCCCGGGCGGTGCGCAGGTACAACCTCACCAGTTGTCGTCCTCGGCTCGGACGCGCAGTTCCTCGACGAGGGATCGGAACTGCCGGTACCGCATGTTGTCGGCGCCGTGCATGAAACCGAGCAGGTAGCACAGGCCACCGCCGATGATGAACGCCGCAAGGGTGCGGAACAGGGTGAATGACACGGGGAACCTCCGTGGGTCTTGTTGGCGTCCCCCACGGTATCGACCGGGTAGGACGTTTACAACTACCCTCGGCCGCCGGTCCGGTCGACCATCCGCTGCCAGCCTTCGTTGTAGAGCATCTGGAAGGCGACGTACTGGGGGTCGGTGCCGGCGTCGATCTGCTCCGCCCAGTACTTGATGCCTCCCGGGTCGCCCTCGCGCAGCGCCCAGAGCCGGTACATGTCGGCGACGATCTGTTCGGTCGGGTTCACGGGTCCGCCTCCATACACAAGGTTTCGGATGGTGTCGAGCTGTTCGTAGATCGCGTCACCACAACAGGCGGTGTCGGGGTTCAGGTCACGGTGCGCGACGATCGGGACGTCGTGGGGGAGCTGGCCGAGCGCGATGCCGGACCGGATTGCTTGGGCGACCGCCTCGAGGTCTTCCCGTGGTGCCGGGGTGTAGCTGCCGTCGCCGAGGATCGCGAACGACAAGGCCGTCGAGTTGTAGCCGACCTGGGCGGCTTGGGCGACACCCCAGCCTCGGCCTTCGTACACGTCACCGGACCCGACGAGCCACGAATACCCGATGTCCGCCCACCCTCGGTCGTCCATGTGGAACGCCTGGATGTTCCGGCATTGGGCGGCGGCGTCGTACGGGGAGTCCGGCCAGTAGGTGACCGTGTGGTGCACGACGGCGTACACCTGCGGCGGTTCGGCCGGGGTGACCGACTTCGGGGGTCGTGCACCCCAGTCGGCCCGGGACCACACTCTCATTGGTCGCCTTCTCCGTAGGTGCGTCGGCCGACGACCGGGGTGATGTTCTCCCGGTTCTTCGCGCCGACGGTGTTGCCGGCGATGTATCCCATGACCATCGACAGGGCGCCGGCTACCGCTTCGGAGGACAGGACGCCGGCGATGCCGAGGACGACGACGGCGACCAGGCCGAAACCGAGCAGGATCGCTTTCTGCCAGTTCACGATGCTCATGTGCGGTCCTTCAGGTCTTGATGAGGTAGTTGAGAATGATGGTCGGCTGCGCGTTCAGGTGCGCGCTTGTCGCGTTCGTCGGCCCGGTGTTCTGGGTGTTGGCGTTGCCGACGAACGGACCGGTCGTGAAACCACCACCGCCACCGGCAGCGACGGCGTAGGGGATGACGTGGTTGTGCTGCTGGATGCCCGATTCGGGACCGGTCAACAGGTGCGTTTGCGCACCACCTGTCGCGCCTCGAGTAGTGCCGTTCGGCGACATCGTCGTGTTCGTCAACCGGTTCGCCGCTGCGCCGCCCATGTTGTCCACGCCGGCCACGACGCGGCCCCGGAGGTCGGGCACGTTGAAAGTGGTCGATCCGTCGCCAGCGCCGTACGTGGTGCCGATGATGCCGAACAGGGTCGCGTAAGTGGTGCGGCTAACTGCCTGTCCTCCGCACAACAGCCACCCGGCTGGGGCGGTCGAACCGGCGTAGGCGAGCAGCGACGCTGTCGGGGGCACGTTCGTGCCGATGTTCTCGGCCAGGGTTTGGATGGCGGTGGCGCCGTCTTTGACCAGGTCCGTAGACGTCGGATAGTTCAACGAGTAAATCGTCGTCGTTCCTGCCATTAGAGCTCCACCATCTGTAGACCGATCCAAGTAACGGACGCGTCAACCTGTCCCCATTGCAGGGTATTGGTGACTTGACCCCATTGTTGCCCGAGCCAACTATTCCCGAAATGGGACAGCTGGACGGTGACGTCGTAGCCGGTTCGCCCGATCCGTTCCGTGTAACCCTCGAGG